GCCAGTACCACCAACAATTTTCTCGCTGCGTTCGCCAGATTTGTCGCTTGCCAAAACGCCTTTAGGCATTTTTTCGCCAGAAGCGCCAGACTTATACATCTCTTTGTCCATTTTTCCCATGATATTTCCTTGCAAGGTTAACGGGTGACATTACAATGTCGGGGTCATTATAGGAGATTTTTTTCATGGCTACAAATTTCGTCCTTAAACGTGGAAAAGCAGTACACGAAACCCCCGCTTGCTATGAAATGGAGCGCGAACACAAAGCCGAAAACCAAAAAATCATGGCTTTGGCAAAGGAACTGCACAAGCATGAGCGCACCGATATGGCCCATGCCCATCCTAAATCGCAAAAGAATGCCCCGCTTCCGTCAATGCGGAAATAGGCACCTTGTCAGGCCACTTTCGAGTGGTCAAAAGGATTAGGACGGTGCGCTGGTGGGCTTTTAGCCACATCTCCTGCCGTTCTTCTTTGCTCATGTCCGCGCCTTGGTCAAGCGCTGAGTGACAAGCAAAACAGAGGCTGGCGACCAGGTTATCGTCTGCCTTGACCGCTTTTCCCTTCCCGCCGCCCCAGTTTATGTGTGCGGCGCAGACCGTCCCATCGTCAATTCCGCAATGTTGGCAGGCAATTGTGCGGCAGGCTTCTAGCAGCGCCTTGCTGCGGACATATTTACGCTTCGGAAAAAGCACGGAATTTCACCCCTTGTTCTGTCCCAAATGCCATAGACAATTCAATTAATTCAGTCATCTCAGCCGAGGACATATTGCTAGTTCGCGCCCCAATAATGACAAATCCCCCGTCAATGCCAGGCACAACCTTTTGTCTTTTGAGGGCGGCGGTCAATACGTCCTTCCATTCATTCTTGTGGAGTTTTTGACCATACCACACGACCTGGTTGGCAATGTCCTCAAGGTTTGCCCACATCAGCCGGTTTTGCTCAAGGCTGCGCATCTATCACCTTTAAGACGTTTAACGCCGCTTCCGGCCCGTCAACCCTTGATAGCGTCCCACCTTCCCACTTTGCAAAAAAAGCCTCTTGTAGGGCCGTTAAACGCTTCCCAGGGCCATCCTTGACTTCCATCAAAACGGTGTGGCCTTTGTAGCCGACAAGTAAGTCCACTGGCAGACCAATAATCCAAACGTAAGCGCCTGCTGCCCTTAGTGCGCTTACTATTGCGCTTTGGTTAACGTCAACCCTTGCTGCCCTACGCACTTAGGATTCTCCAAGCAGTTGCAGCGCAAAGGGGGACTTGTCCATTTCCAATGGCTTTAAGTCTGTCCACCCTAGCGGCCACCCCATCAGCCACTCGACCCACGTTGGGTTCAATGCTCCAGAAGTTGGATGTACCGATTGACTCAGCATAACTTGTTTTCCAATTGCTACTCTGCGCTGGATTGATGGATTGCTCATGTTTCCCCTGTCCCTGTTGTCCGATGCTTGAGGCGTTGGAAACTTTTTCTTCCATGTTCTGTGGTTTTCCAAATGTGGAAGACTTAACATTTGTTCCGCTTCCAACTTTGTAATTACACCCTGTTCTATTTTCCCAATTAAATTGCCTACCATTCCCTCTGCCGCATAACCATAACCCTTGGTTGCTGGTGTCGGCCATTTTTCCATCAACATTTTCTTCATTTTGGCTTTGCCATTTGTCCCCCCGTTGCCTGGCAGACAAGGTGTGGGCCATTTGTTTTCCAACAATCCATATTCTGTCCCTCTGATGGTTTGCTCCAACGTCCGCTGCTCCCAACACTCCCCATCTCGCATCAAACCCCATTGAGGCCAAGTCTCCGAGAACGACTCCAAGTCCTCGACTAGTGAGCATTGGTGAGTTTTCCACGAACACGAATCGGGGTTGTACTTCGTAAATGATGCGCGCCATTTCTCTCCACATCCCGCTGCGCTTTCCATCAATTCCTGCTCCTTTTCCTGCGGAACTAATGTCTTGGCATGGAAATCCTCCAGAAACAACGTCAACAATTCCTTGCCATGGCTTTCCGTCAAAGGTTTGTACGTTATCCCAAATCGGGAAAGGCGGAAGAAGGCCGTCATTTTGTCGGGCGCACAGTACGCTTGCTGGGTATGGCTCCCACTCAACTGCACAGACTGTTCTCCATCCAAGGAGATGTCCCCCAAGTATTCCTCCACCAGCGCCTGCGAATAAAGCCAACTCATTTAACTGCTCCATTTTTCATTTGCTCCACAATGTAATCTTTAATTCCCTTGTACAAGTCCTCTTTGTCCAGTTCCTTGACCCGCTGCCATGCATAGGCTTTTGCGCCAGGTATACGGCAAAGGGCAAGGTAATGGGCAAACATCTTGGCCCTTGCCTCATCCTGCTGCCAGGGCATCTCGAGCCATCTGTACAACCGCCACGGGCTTTTTACGTCCCGCAGCGTATTCCGCAAGGATTCTGTGCGCCCAAGCCTTCGGATCAACCCCTGGCCCCATCCGCAAAGGCGCAAGTTTTGCCAACTCCTGCTTTACACGCTCGGGGTTTGCCGGTGGCTCGGGTAAGGCCAAAGGTTTGACAACCGGCGCTTGCATACAAAGGTTTTTAAACTGGACAAGGTTTGGTGGGCGTTCGGGCAAGTGATCCAAGGCATAGGAGATTGACATCATCGCCTCTTTGGATTTCAAAAACCCAGCCAGTTCGTGCATCCAAAAAGACTTAATTTCGTTCAGCGGGGCGCTTCCCAGCGAGTTATCCCATGCGTTTCCGTAAGTCATGGACAGGCGTTCAAAGAGTCGATCAATGGGTTGTGTCATCTTCAATCTCCATAAATGGTGAATATTCGGACGTTCTGCCTGTCATGGCCTCCCATCGCTTGCGTTTGAAATCGTATTCCTTCTCAGCAAAGGATTTTTGCTCTGCGTCTTTGTCTTTCAACCATTCGGCTTTAAATCCTGTCCAGCCCCTCATGCAGCACATCTCCAAAGCGGCTTGTAGGGTTATCCCTGCCTTCCTTGCTTCTTTAACAATTCCATCTAATGCGCTTTGAGTTACCGCTGCCCGTTTTGCTTTCCTATGAATCAACCAATCCTGCCAAACAGAATCGGCGACACCGGCAGGTGGCGTAACTATATTCTTTGTATTCTTTGATGATGAAGGTGATGGTGATGTGCTATCTGCCGAGGATTGCCCAAGCATTGCTCCGACTATGCTTGGAGCATCCTTCTTGCCCCATCTAGCGTCTGCACCAGCCTTTCCTCGCTTGGAATTTGTTTGCTTATTGTGATTTGCTTTTTGCATTTCACTTTCAACGCGAGACTGCAACCAATGCTCATCGGATACTTGAAAGAATCCTTCAAGCATAGTCCGAGCATTCCTCCAAGCATCAGGCGATAACTTGGTAATCTGCGCTAAAACCGCATCATTGTTTGGGGGAGCGCCGTTTTTCCAGTAGTCCATCAGTAGCAATAGGTAAGCCCCATGCTGTTCTGTTGTCAATCGGGAAGTGGCGGAAAGATAGTCTGCCACATATAGCGGCATCCAAATATCGACTTTATTAGCCATTGGTAACCTCACATCGTTGGTCGTCATCACATAAAAGAAGCATCGGCAGGACGGTGATGAATCGTCTTTTCCCCCGCTAAAGGTAGCCGTGCCCCAACTCTAACTCAATTTTTGCGCTTCTGCAATCTGTTTTTTGAACTTGTAAACCAAAACCTGTTGCCAGGATTTAGGCACTCCCCGCTGCCGCCAGTTGCTGATGACGTTCTGCTTTACGTCCAGCATATAGGCCAATCTGCCTACGCCGCCAGCCGCTTTGATTGCTGTGTCCAAAATGTCCATGCCGCACTATATCACATTTGTGAAGTCATTTTATTAGGGAAAGTACCTATAAAAAAAGTTAAAAAAGGCTTGCAAGGCATCACATTTGTGATATAGTTCACCCATGCCCTGAAATTCTTGGGGTCTTTTTAGAAAAGAGGATGTTTCACAATGAAAACACAATTTTTTGATTCTTTTGTAGACGCATTAAAAGAGGCTGAACGCCTAAAACAAATAAATTTTTACAGGTTAGAAGCCCACCATTACATGGTTACAAAGGCAGAAAATGCCTATGCTGTTGATAGATTTACTTGGCTTAATCGTGACGTTGCTTTAAAAAACAGCAATTTGTTAATTGTTGTTTGAAAAGGTGACATCATGAAAGACATCGCACAACTATTAGCCGAGTTTCGTGAAGCACTATCCAACGGATGGATTCCCCCACTTGAAATGGCAAGACTGTTAAACGACATGAACTGGTCGCTTACCAGAAACTGGCCTGACATTCACACGGGCTTGTCCGACAACCTTGATGATGTTAGCGACAACCTTTACACATCCATTCAAAACTTTGGGGCAAATGATGAATAAAGCAAAAGATTACACACTCGCCGTTTTTATCGGCATTTCATTGGCATGGGTTTTAGTTTACGGATGGGCATTATGAAAAATATCGCAACAGCACTTGTTAAAGCACAACGCGCCTTTGGGCCAGCGCTCAAGAGTTCCACCAATCCGCATTTCCGCAGCAAATACGCTGATCTGTCAGCCTGCGTTGAGGCAGTCATTGAAGGGTTAAACGGGGCTGGCATTGCCCTTATCCAGCGCACTAGCATGGACGATACCGGCGTGACAGTAGAGACGGTGTTTGTCCACGAATCAGGCGAAATGCTTGAGTGCGGCAAATTGCACGTTCCTGCTGCCAAGCAAGACCCCCAGGGTTATGGCTCGGCGTTAACGTATGCACGGCGCTATTCCCTTATGGCGGCTTGTGGCATAGCCCCAGAAGATGACGATGGCAATGCAGCAACTAGGAAACAAGCACAACCAGCATCAGAGCCAAACGTAAGGTTTATCGAGGAGCAATTAAGCGTTATGGCGACTTGCGCGACCATAGACGAATTAAAACTTGCTTACAACGGGGCTTATGCTTGTTGCGATGGCGACCAGGTGTATCAAGCCAAAGTAATTGCAGTCAAAAACAAACGCTTAAAGGAATTAAAAAATGTCTGATGATATTGAAATAAGGGCTTATCAGGCTTTGGTGCGCGAAGTGGACAACGAAATCAAAGAAGTGGAGGTTCGGTATGACAAAGAGTTTTCACGGGTTTGTATGCTTGTCCATGTTATTGCACAAACAGTTCCAAACCCTAAGTTAGTCATTCAAGAAGTACAAGATCGACTAAGAAAAGATGGTGACACTGACAATAACTTAGTTCAGTTCTACCGAGAAAACTACGAATTGGTGTAATCATGCTTAAACAAGTAAAACCTTCTTCCACCGAACCACCTTATTACGTTTGCACAAATTGCAACTGGGCTTGGCAATCATTACAAGAGGCCAACAAGCATTCCTGCAATGGAAGCCAACCACCACAACCCGCATTTCAATCATTTACAGGAAACAAAAATGTCGCTTGAATTACCTAACACATGGCCTGGTCTGATTGAACAAGGCACGGACAATTGGTTTACTGTCCGCTTGGGCAAGGTAACCGCATCACGGGTTGCCGATCTAATGGCAAAGACCAAAAGCGGTTACTCCACTAGCCGCGACAACTACATGGCCCAACTGGTCTGCGAACGCCTTACCCAAACCAAAGGAGATTCGTTTACCAGCACCGCGATGGAATGGGGCACAACTCAGGAACCATTTGCCCGTGCAGCGTATGAGGCCAAAACGGGCGCAATGGTTGAGGAAGTAGGCTTTGTACCCCACCCAACAATTGAGTGGGCTGGTGCCTCTCCTGATGGCCTTGTTGGAGACGATGGGCTAGTAGAAATCAAATGCCCAAACACGGCAACCATGATTGACACATTGTTAACCGGCAAAGTGCCTTCTAAGTACAACACGCAAATGCAATTC